GAATGTTCCCTCGCAGGTAAGCATCCCAGTCGGCCATCATCTGCTGCCAGTGGACATGCAGATACTTGTGCGTGCGAGCCTGTGACTCGAACTTGAAGCTCTCAGGTGCGTACTGGTTGATGCGCTCTTGAATCCACTCAGTAATGCCTTGCTGCTGCTTGGCCATTGCAGCCTGTGCGGCCGACTTGAGTGGGCTGTCCTTGAGGCTGTCCAACCAGCATGACAGGGTTGCCCACTGCATGAAGCCGTCTTGAGTGACGCGACCTTGGATGCCATCGAATGTGAAAGTTGCTGTTGTCATTTGCTCTCTCCGTGTTGTTGATGTGTTGATTCTAGTTCAACATTTCATGCATTTTTACGTTCCAATAAAAATAAATTTGTAGTTTGACCTTTTGTTTTCAAAAACCAGTGGTCAATGTTCGTTGATTTTGTGTCATCATTGAGGGATGACTACACAAAACCTCACACCAGTCGACTTGGTGATTAACTCGTTTGGCGGCGTGCGAAAGCTCGCTCGCGCAATAGACCGCGACCCTGCGGCCATCTCGCGGTGGCGCAAGTCAGGCACTGTGCCAACGCCTGTGCAGCGCAAGCTGCTTGAGCTGGCATGGGCGCGTGGCATCAACATCAGCGCACACGACCTAATCTTTGGCCGTGAGGCATGATTCAGCACACGCTGCCTTGGCCACCCACGGTCAACACATACTGGCGCAACATCAAAGGGCGCACCATCATCAGTGAGCGCGGCCGCTTGTACCGTCTGTCGGTGCAGCAGCAGCTCACTGGTGCGGAGCCAATGATGGGGCGCTTGGCCATCAAGATTGCAGCCTACCCGCCAGACAGGCGAAGGCGCGACCTTGACAACATCTTGAAGGCGTTGCTCGATTCGTTGACGTTTGCTCATGTAATCGAAGATGACTCGCAGTTCGACTTCATTTCAATCGCACGGCGCGATGTCATAAAAGACGGCGCAGTGCAAATCACTATCACTCAACTGGAGCAACTATGAACCTTGGCGTTTTAACTGGCAACCTTGGGCGCGACCCTGAGATGCGCCACCACAATGGCGATGCCATTTTGAACTTTGCAATCGGCGTGCAGACTGGCACACGCGACAAACCAAACACGATGTGGGTTGATTGCACGATGTGGGGCAAACGTGCCGAAGCGGTGCAGCCTTACTTGGCCAAGGGTATGCGCGTCACCGTGCAAGGCCCACTCAGCATGGAAGAGTACAAGGCCAAAGACGGCACGCCTCGCACCAAGCTCAAGCTCAAGGTGGACAACCTCGACCTGCCGCCAAAGAGCGAAGGCAGCGCAGCACCTGCACCACGTCAGGCAGCACCTGCACCAGCACCAGCGTCTACGCCAGCACAAGGTGGCTTTGATGACATGGACGATGACATCCCTTTCTAGAAAGAACACATGGAACAATTTCGCAACATTCGCGGCTGGGCCGAAGCTCGCAACCTAGTCAACGGCAGCACGCCTGAAAAGCAATTCGTCAAGCTGGTGGAAGAGGTCGGCGAGCTGGCCGCTGGCATCGCACGCAAGAACCGTGGCGCAATCATGGACGGCATTGGTGACGCAGTCGTTGTGCTGACCATCTTGGCTGCACAGTACGGTGTCACTGTTGAAGAGTGCATCGATGCAGCTTGGGACGAAATCAAAGACCGAAAAGGTCGGATGATTGAAGGCGTGTTTGTCAAAGAGGCAGACCTGCCGCCACGTCAGTAAGTTAAAGGGGGAAAGCTGGCGCAATCCCGCGCCGCTACAGTTCAGCGAGTACCCCACCCCTTTAAGGGGGAAAGGCTGTCAAAGGAAGGTCGCTTGGCACACAGCCAAGAGGTGACGCACAGGCCCAGTACCCCACCTTTTTGGAGAGCAACATGGCACTCGGAACCGAAGCAAGAGTCTGCGAAGACATCACCCGCCGCCAAGCATTTGGCCTCAACAAGTACGGCATGCAGGTGGCCAACAACCCGCTTGAGCTGCGTGCATGGCTTCAGCACCAGTACGAAGAGCTGCTCGATGCAGCCATCTATTGCCGCCGCGCAATCGAAGAGTTGGACAAAAACACCGAGCTTTAAAAATAGTTTTTGCTCCGTTATATCTGTGATATAGTCATACTCATAGTCAACAACATGGAGTATGAGATGAGCGGAAAACGGATGCAAGCAGCCCGATTGGGCGAGAAGAAGTTCAAGGGCAACCCTTGCAAAGTTTGCGGCGGCACTGAGCGATACACAGCCAGCGGCGGCTGCGTTGCGTGCGCTTCCAAGCACTCAAAGGTGTATCGCGAGCGCATTCAGGAAACCATGAAGCAGTCAAACGGAGCTGCATGATGGTCTATCGAATCAAAGGCTGGCACAAGTTTCAGCATTTCAAAGACAGGAAACCACCTTGGGTGAAGCTGTACCGTGACGTTTTGGACGACATGGATTGGCACGAACTCGACCCAGTTGCTGCAAAAGCTCTGGTCATGATGTGGCTGATTGCAAGCGAAGACGATGGCCGACTGCCTGATGAGAAAAAACTCGCCTTCAGGTTGCGTGTGTCAGAAAACTCAATGAAATCAATCATCTCAAAGCTCCATCACTGGCTGGAACAAGATGATATCAACGCGATATCAGACGGACATCAAGATGATGGCCTAGAGACAGAGACAGAGGAAGAGAGAGATACAGAGAAAGAGACAAAGACAAAACGCGCTTCGCGCTTGTCGCCTGACTTTAGGTTGCCCAAAGAATGGGTTGACTGGACTTTTGAAAATCACCCCAAGGTGAATGCCCAGCAAACCTTTGACCAGTTCAAAGACTACTGGATTGCAAAGGCAGGGCCAAATGCCTCAAAGCTGGATTGGTTTAGCACATGGAGGAATTGGGTGCGCCGTTCAGAAGAGAAAAAACCCAGTGGGTTTCAGCCAGTCAACAAGCAAGCAGCACTCGAAGAGCGCAACCGTGCAGTCATGGCCGAGTTCTTGGCACAGGATGAGCCACCACAGGAGGAGTTCGTATGACACCAGCAGACAAACCAAAGCTGTCGGCCATCGTCACTGACGTGATGGCCTACTACCGCCAAGACACCTCGCTGTTCACGCTGGGTATTTGGTGGGAAGCCTTCAAAGGTTTTGAGCTTGAGCAGGTGAGCCATGCACTCACACGCCACGCAACCGACCCAGAGCGCGGTCAATTTGCTCCGAAGGTGGCAGACATAGTCCGACTGCTTCAAGGCACGCCTACAGACCGCGCACAGCTTGCTTGGGGCAAATGCCTTGATGCCATGCAGCGCATCGGTGCGTACAGCGACATCGTGTTCGATGACCCTGCAATTCACGCAGTGGTCGAAGACCTTGGTGGATGGTCAAAGATTTGCCGCAGCACCTACGAGGAGTTGAGCTATTTGCAACACCGCTTCTGCGAGGCTCACAAAGCCTACACGCGACAGGAGCGATTCGAGTACCCACGCATGCTGTCTGGCGACAGGTCATCTGACGACATGTACCGCATGAAGGGATTGAAGCCACCAGCACCAGCAGTCGTTGGTGACAAAGAAGTGGCACGACTGGTTTACAAGGGTGGCAAGACTGGCGGCAAGACCGTGATGTCACTCGCTGATTTTTCAACCAAACAACTGGAGAGAGCAAATTGAAAACAATCTACATCATCGCAATCATCTTTGCCATGCTTGGCATCGCTGGCACGATTGACTACGAAGAGCAACTGCGTGAAGACCAACATTACTGCGAGATGGTCAAGGCTGGCAACTGGCCAGCGTACAAACCAGAGGTGGACTGCAAGGAGTACGCAAAATGAACGGCCAAGCAATCGGACATTTTCGCGCAGAGCAAGCCGCACAGAATGCTGGCCTCACATGGCAGATGATTGCCTATGGCAACTTCGTGGAGTTTGCTGAGACTCACGACTGCTTCACCACCGAGCAAGTGCGTGCAGCATTCAAAGACATGCCAGCACCACCTGACTCACGCGCTTGGGGTGCAATCGCACTCAAGGCACGCCGCAGTGGTGTTGTCGACTCCATCGGCTGGGTACGCGCAGAAAGCTCAAGCGTTCACGGCATGGTGGTCACGCAATGGAAGTCAAAAATTTTTAGAGGAGAGCAAGCATGAGTTGGCCTTTCCCACCAGCAACAGGCGCAGTTCCTTGGACTGCCAAACAAAAAAAAGCGTACCAACAAGCGCAACGCGCACAACTGCCAGAAAGCCCAATGTAATGACAAACCAAGAAACACTAAAGCTGGCGCTTGAGATGGTGCAGAACAAGATGTACGCCCACGCCGAGATGTACCTCACCGAAGCACTAGCCAAGCAAGAGCAGGGTGAGCCTGTGGCGATTGTTTGCAATAAAGGCCCAAAATTCCATCACGTAGCAATATTGACAGACAGTGGAAAGCAGCTTGAAGACGGTGCAAAGCTCTACACCACACCACAACAACGCAAGCCGCTGACGGATGAGCAGATTGATAAGGCGTGGCGCAGTGTTGATTACACAGTTCCTTGGGAGCAGCATCGCATTGACATTGCCAGAGCAATCGAAGCCGCCCACGGCATTAAGGAGTAAGACATGACAGCAAAGAACCAACTATCACAAAAGCTGCGCGATTTGATGCGTAAAAATTCACACGGCATGACAGTTGCTGGTTTGGCTGAAACTTTACAAGCTGCGCCTGACAGCGTTCGCAGGTCACTCAAGTTGATGCCAGACACCTACATCACAGAGTGGGTTTTGAATGTTGGCAATGGTCGCTTCACATCGGTGTGGAAAGTTGTCACACCACCCGCTGACGCACCAGAACCTGATGAAAATCACCCTCGCTTCAAACCGTGCAACCCAAACTGGTTGACAGACCTGCGCCGACAACCACGCAAAGTTTTGCAACGAGCAATCACACCACCAAAGAAAAAGTCAGAGTCAACATGCACACCAGTCGAGCGCAAGAGCTACCACCCAGAACACAAGCCACAGAAAACCAACTGGGTTCCTGTTGCACCTTGGCCAAAGGGGATGAAGCCATGAAGTATGGATGCCACAACCGAGAGCCGTACAAAGAGCCGCACCGCATGTCGCCTGACTGCGAGTACACCAAGACAGAATTGGGAAAAGTTGATGAGCGATGTGCTGGATGCAGGTGGAAAATTGAAGAGCCACTGCCAGACCCTTGGGCTGTTGGTCATGGAGGTAGGCCAATGACACTGCGTGAATGCTCTGATTCAGAAGACATTCAGATTGACGAGTGGAATGGATTGACTGACAAGCACAAGGTTGTTTTGATTCGACATGCACCGAACTGGACAACGCTGCAACTAATCGAAGAGGTTGAAACTATGTTGAAAGGATTGAACAAATGAATACTAACTGGCCTGATGTTTTTGTTGCACTAGCGTTTGGTGCAACTATGGTTGGGGGTCTTTGTGTTGGCGCTTACCTTGTTGTAAACGACCATCCTTGGATTGGATTTTTTGTGATTTTGGTTGTAGGCACTTTGAGAATTAAGACTGGAGTGAATGCATCATGATTGTGTACATTGATGTTGGCCTGTTCATGATTTGGGCAGGGCTTTTTTTGTTTGCTGTTGCAGCATGGTTTTGGGAGTAAGAGATGAAGTTTGTAAAAGTATTCGATGTGAAGCGATTTACACAGGTGGCGATGATTCGAGCGCAAGACGAAGCTGGCGCACCATGCATCATGTTTTTCTTTCAGCCTGATGGGTATGGTGTTTGCCACTTCAGCATTGGCTGGGAGTCAGACAACAACGCAGAGAACAAAGCTGACCGAGCGTTCGCTGAGTTGACGTTGGGCGAAGTCATCAAAATCATCGATGGCTGGCTCACCCACACACAAGCAGCGGCCAACAAGGCGCACTGATGCGATGCACCGATTGTTCAAAAGAGGAGTCGGTCACTCTCGTCAGTGGCCGAAAAGTGTGCAGCTACTGTCCAGACTGGCGCGAAGAGTGCGAAGCAAGGTATCTGCTCGCATTGCCATTGCACAAGCGCAGAGAGCAGTTGTTCGTAAGATTGAAGCCGCGAGGCGAAGCAGGTGTGCAGAAGCTCAAGGACGTGATGCGTGAGATTCACGCACGCAACCGAAAATGAAGCCACTTGATGCAGCCAAACGCATCCTTGACCTGACCCGCGAGGGTTGGGCCATTGACCGCCTGTCAATCGACTGGGCGCTACAACATACAGGTGACCTTCGTTGCAGCCACATCAACACTGTGGCAGAATGTCGCGAGCATATCAACCACGATGGAGAACAGCATGGCCAATTCCAAAAGCAAGAAACCACCAAAGCCGCCAAAGTATTGAGGTGACACATGCCCTACTCAGCCAAAGCACACAGGCTCTTTGAAGCCGCCGCTCACAATCCGAAGGTGGCAAAAGCTCATCACATGAGCCAGTCAGAAGCCAAGAAGCTGGCGAGCGAGGGCGTGAAAAAAACGCCTTGGCACAAAATGTTCAAAAAGAAAAAATGAGCCAAGCCAAGAAGTTTGTCGCAATCAACGAAGATGGGCGGCGCATCGGTTCATCGCATCACAACTCGACAGTCTCCGATGAAACCATCGACCTGATTCGAGAGATGCACGAAGACAAGCACATGGGCTACCGAAAGATTGCCCAAGAGCTAAACATCTGCCGACACTTCGTGGCCAAAGTTTGCCGATACGAGCGCCGCGCTCAAACCCCAGCAGGATGGAAAAAAGTCAATGACAAAAAAAATAGGCCGACCACCTGAGTCAGTACCTCAAGACGTTGCCGAAGAGATAGTCGAGTGGATTAGCCACGGCAAGACTCTTCGCGACTTTTGCCGCCTCGAAGGCAAGCCAGCTTGGCGTACTGTCTATGCTTGGATGGAGAAAGACAAAGAATTTTATGCACGCATCGCGCACGCACGCGAGCTTGGTCATGATGCGATTGCAGAAGAGTGCCTTGAAATCATCGACACAAAACCAGAGATGGCCACAAGCTCTGGCAAAGACAGTTACAGCGAACACCGCGACAGCGCACACGTTGGCTGGCTCAAGAACCGCGCAGAGATGCGGCTGAAGCTGTTGGCCAAGTGGAACCCCAAGAAGTACGGCGACAAGACCATGACCGAGGTCACAGGCGCTGACGGCGGCGCAATCCAAATCGATGACACCGAACGTGCGGCCAAGCTCCAGTCCATTCTGGCCGCTGCCACAGCACGCAAAAATGGCTCAAGCGTTTGACCCTTCGCTGCTCAAGTACCTCACACCAGAGGAGCTTGCGGAGCTTGACTCACTGCTGACCAGCGACAAGACCATCTGGCGACCACTGGAAGGGCCACAGACGATGGCCTATGAGTCCACGGCTGACATCATTGGCTACGGTGGTGCTGCGGGTGGTGGCAAGACAGACTTGGCCTGTGGCAAGAGCCTCACGCGCCACCGCAAGATTGGCATCTTCCGTCAGAACGGCACTGAGCTGACTGGCGTGATTGACCGCTTCACTGACCTGCTCAAGAACCGCAACGGCTACAACGGCCAGCAGAACATCTGGCGCACCTCACGCGCTGACGGTGTGCGAATCCAGATTGAGTTTGGTTCGTTCCCAAACCTCGGTGACGAAAAGAAGTACCAAGGTCGGCCGCACGACCTGCTGGTGTTTGACGAAGCCGCCAACATGCGCGAGGAGCAAGTGCGCTTCTTGCTGGGCTGGCTGCGTACTACCGTGCCAAACCAGCCATGCCAAGCGCTGATGACGTTCAACCCACCGACCACAGCAGAAGGGCGCTGGATTATCAAATACTTTGGGCCGTGGCTCGACAAGAAGCACCGCAACCCTGCCAAGGCTGGTGAGCTGCGCTGGTTCGCCACAGTGGCTGGCAAAGACTTTGAGGTCGAGGATGGCCGCGAGTTCGTCATTGTCAAGGGTGACCACGTCTACGACTTCGACCCTGATGAGTTTGAGAAGGCCGAGGTCATCAAGCCGATGTCGCGCACCTTCATCCCTTCACGAATCAGTGATAACCCTTACCTGCTTGGGACTGGCTACATGGCAACACTGCAATCACTACCAGAGCCACTGCGCTCACAGATGCTCAACGGCGACTTCTCGGCGGGTATGGAGGACGACCCTTGGCAAGTTATACCCACGGCATGGGTAGAGGCTGCACAGGCTCGCTGGAAGCGTCCTGAGAAGCTCAAGACTATGGACTCAGTCGGTGTGGACGTGGCGCGTGGTGGCAAAGACAAGACCATCATCGCTCGCCGCCATGACATGTGGTTCGATGAGTGCCTGACCTATGCTGGCAGCGCCACACCTGATGGCCCAACCGTGGCTGGCTTGGTGGTGGCCGCAGCGCGTGACCGTGCGCCGATTCACATTGACGTGATTGGCGTTGGCTCAAGCCCTTACGACTTCCTGAATGAAATGGGCCAGCAGGTGCTTGGCGTGAACGTGGCTGAGAGCGCGCTGGGCCTCGACAAGTCTGGCCGTCTGCGCTTCAAGAACCAACGCTCTGAGCTGTGGTGGCGCATGCGTGAAGCACTCGACCCAGCCAACAACACTGGCATCGCTTTGCCACCTTCGCCTGAGATTCTTGGTGACTTATGTGCGCCAACGTGGAAACTTGTAGGCAGCACCATTCAGGTGGCCAGCCGTGAAGACATCCTGCAAAAGATTGGCCGCTCACCAGACTATGGCTCTGCCTTGTGCTTGGCACTGATGGACACGCCAAAGCGCTCGATGGTGATGGCAATGAACAAGACCCACATGGAAGAGAACTATGACCCATACAAAAGAAAGGCTTATGACCCCTATGCGTAACTTCAAACTGATTGGCCAAGGCTTCGATGTGAAACCGATGGTTGCGGCTATTGAGCGCAACCCTGAGTTGTGGGACAAGGTCACCATTCGACAGTCATACGAAGGCTCTGCCCATGCAGACACCCAGTGCATCTACATCCGTGGGCCTCGCGCTTTTACGCCTGAGATGTACTTCAACGACTTGGGCAGCTTGGACTGTGGCGATGAAATCATGGCGCTTGACCCAGAGCTTGGTGCGCTGCTTCGGCCAATCATCAACGACACGCTCAAGGTTGAGCAGCTTGGCCGCATACTCATCGTGAAGCTCAAGGCTGGTGGCCAGCTCACTCCTCACATTGACGAAGGAGCGTATGCCGACCACTTCAGCCGATTCCACCTGTGCCTGACTGGTGGCAATGGCAATGCCTTGGTGGCTGGTGATGAATCTGCAACATTCCAACCAAACGAGCTTTGGTGGTTTGACCACAAGACCACGCACTGGGCTGTCAACGGCTCAGACCAAGACCGCATTCACATCATCATCGATGCAGTCAGCCCATTGTTCAAAACTCCAACGGTGACCGTATCGCAACACCAAACCGATAACGTGACCAAAAATAGTGGGGTGTCGAAAGTCGAAATCCGTGAGTCCACTGTCGATGAAATGCTGGCGCACGCTGGTCAGCTCTTTGAAGAGCATTGGGATGAGATTGCTTTGAACAAGCAAGTCATGGTTCTGAAGCCTGATGAGGAGCGATACCGCAGGATGGAGCAGCAAGGCGCTGCGCTTATCTTGGCTGCTTTTGCTGGCGAACAGATGGTTGGGTACTCCGTCAATTTCGTGATGAAACACCTCCACTATGCTGACTTGTGTGTTTGCTCGAACGACCTGTTGTTTGTCGCAAAAGAAAAGCGCACAGGTCGGCTGGGGTTGCAGCTCATCAAAGCCACCGAGAAGTTCGCAAAAGAGCGCGGTGCTAGGTTGATGCTGTGGCATGCAAAGGAACAAACTGCTCTCGCCACAATCATCCCGAAAATGGGGTATGGAGTGCAGGACATCATTTTCAGCAAGGAGATTTGATATGGGCGTTACAGCAGCAGTTGCAGCAGTTACAGCAACCACTTATGCCGTGTACAGCGGTGAGCGAGCAGCAAAAGCTCAAGATGAGGCTTTGAACCAGCAGCGAACAGCTCAAGCTGAAGCCAAGACGGCAGCTACTGAGCAGCAGCAAACCTCTGAGCAAAACATCAACAAGGCTCGCCAAAAGTCTCCTGATATTGCTGGCATCCAGCAAGCCGCAGAAGCTGGCTCACGCGATGCAAGCACAATGCTCACAGGCCCAATGGGTGTGAAAAAAGAAGACCTCTCTCTCGGTAAGTCAACATTGTTGGGTGGTTAAACCATGAGCCAATTCACCAGCGATGCAGGTTCGCATCCCCAAGCGCCAGAGCGCGATAAGCTGTTCACCCGCTGGGGTCAGCTCAAGTCGGAGCGTGCATCTTGGTGGGCGCACTGGCAGGAAATCACTACCTACTTGCTGCCGCGCAACGGCCGCTACTTTCGCCAAGACCGCGACAAGGGCTGGCGCAGACACAACAACATCTATGACAACACTGGCACACGCGCACTGCGTGTTCTAGGTGCTGGCATGATGGCAGGTGCAACGTCACCAGCTCGTCCTTGGTTTCGCCTTGGCACTGCTGACCCTGACCTGAACAACTACATGCCAGTCAAGCTCTGGCTTGATGACGTGCAAAAACGCATGGGTA